CTGGGTGCATCATCAGTACAAGGCCCCGCCGGGCTCCCCCGTCCCGGCGGGGTTCGTCGTTTCCCGGGCCTGTTGTCGGTGGCCGGCGCTACGATCCCGCCCACCGAACGTCCTTGGGGGGACTATGCGTCGTGCTGTGCTGCTTGCTGCTGCCTGTCTGTTTGCGCTCGCCGGGTGTTCGTCGGGGGGTGAGCCTGAGGCGGAGGCCAGCGCCACGGTGGCCCCGTCGCCGACGCCCAGTGTCACGCGGTCGTTGAGCCAGGCCGAGGTGACAGCCGCGTGCACTGACGCCATCGCCGAAGCAGCCCCGTCGTGGGAGGACTGGAACTTCGATCCGGGTGGTTGGCAGGAGGACCCGCGGACGCCGAAGGTGTGCCTGGGGCTGGCGGATGAGGAGTGGCCGCCTCGCGGGAACCGGGCGTACATGGACGCGTTGCTCGCGGGGCTGCGTCTGGCGGACGATCCACGCGCACGGTCGTAGCTGGATACGAGTGAGGCCCCGCACCGGTGTCCGGGCGGGGCCTTCGTCATGCGGTGGGCTACGCGTCCAGCGTTCCGCGCGCCAGACCAAGCGCGTCTTCGACGCGGTCACGGAAGTAGTACCAGGCGATCTCGCGCTGGCCTGCCTCATCGGTCTCGCGCTGGGCGCGGTCCATCTCCTGAAGGAGACCGACGAGCTGTGCCACGCGTTCGTCAGACAGGCTCACTGGCATCTCCGACTACTCGTACCTGAATGTGGCAGACGAGGCAGTTGCAGAACTTGTTGCCGGGCTGGGCTCGGCCGCTGCAGTCCTCGTGGCGTTCGTCTGAGCAGGCACCGGTTAGCGGCCCCATGCGCCCGCCGGTCAGGAGTGCGTGGTGGGCCCGCCACTCCTCGGAAGACCGCAGCCCGCTCATGGCATGGGCTCCTCGTCCGGGCGCACCGGGCCCGCGCCGAGCCCCTGGTACGTACAGATCGGGCAGATGCCGTGAGACGTGCCGGGCCTCTCCGTGGGGACGCTGGCCGTCTTGCCCTCAACCTCCCGCCACTCGTGGCCTCCCATCTCCCGCCCGCAGAGCGGGCAGGGAAGCCAGAAGTACCCGAGGGCGAGCGCATACGCGTGATGCAGGGCGCGAGGAAGGAGAGAGATCCTTCCTCGCGCTTCGCGGACCTCAGTGAGGCTCATGCGTTGGCCTCCTCGCTGGCCGCCGCGCCCGCGCCATCCTCGCGTGGCATGAGCCTCTGGAACGGGCGGCCGATGGGCACGACGCGCGTCCTCGGCTCCAACGGGCCCTGAGACTCGGCGATGAGGGCGAAGTGCTCCGCCTCCAGGTACAGCATCTCGACGTTGAAGGGCCTTGGCTGCTCGCTCATGTGGTCGTCTCCTCGCTGCCCACCGGGCGCTCCGGGAGCACGGTGTCTGGGTTCCGCAGCCGCCAGCGGATGTAGGCGCGGACGTCGCTGGTGCGTTCGCGGTCGCCGACGAGGGCGCCGAAGGGCTTCCACTCGTCGTCCGGGATGCGGAGTTGGCGGAGCGGGGTGTGTCCCTCGGTTCGCTGCTTGGCCATGCCTCAACTCTAGGCGTGTATATGCATTAGGTCTAGCGAAAGGCTTGACGTGTATATACACGCGATCCTAGTCTCTGTATATACACACCGAGCAAGGGGGCAGCGATGCAGAACACCACCACCCACCACCACACCAACTGCCTCCGCTGCGGCCGCACCCTCCGCAACCCCTCCCGCGACGGCTACGGCCCCAAGTGCCGCGCCAAGGTCCGCGCCGCCCACGTCGACCTCACCGACTACAAGCCCCACCAGGTGGCCTCCGCGAAGGAGCTCATCGAAGACGGCGCCATCGTCCCCCTCCGCAGCGTCATCTTCATCGCCGTCAGCACCGACGGCACCGAGACCTACAAGACCGCACCCACCGCGTGCTCCTGCCCTGCCGGACTCAAGGGCAGCCACTGCTACCACCAGTTGGCCGCGCGCATGCTGCTCGCCGCCTAGGAGAATCCCGTGACCTACCAGCAGGCCCTCGCCGACGGCGACACGCTCGCCCGCTTCTGCCACACCAACCTGCACCGCTTCGTACCCGGCATCGACCCCGACCGCGCCTACACCAACGCGCTCCGCCTCGGCATGACCGCCACCCAGGTTGCCCAACTCTGCGCCAGCGACCCCCTCACCGCCCGCCTCCGCCTCGCCGCGTGACCGCCCGACACGACAGGATGAACCACATGAACCCGCACCTCTGGTACGACCGCCAGGGCCAGCCGATCAGCCTGGAAGAGGCCGCCCCCCTGCTGGCCGTGCTCAGCTACAAGCGCGTGGCCTTCACCGAGATCACCTCGGCGACCGACCCCGCGATCAAGTACCGCGTCTCGACCGTATGGCTCGGCCTCGACCACAGCCACGGCGAAGGCCTTCCCATGATCTTCGAGACGATGGTGTTCGCTGACGAGCCCGACCCGCAGCGATACCAGGGCGTGTTCAATCCCGACCCTGCATGGATGGACATGCTCTGCCGCCGGTACTCCAACGAGCTTGACGCCCAGCTGGGGCATGAAGAGACCGTGATCCTCGTGGCCGCCACCGTGCCGGACGAACAGATCGTCCACCCCAGCGCCTGACCCCATACAGCAGAAGGCCCCGCTCCTCCTCGCCGTCCAAGGAAGACCGGGGCCTCCGCCCTGCGCACGCACCACCCTCCAGCACCCCGCACGCATCGTTACCATCACACCATGACAACCGGTAACGACGCCACACAGCCGGTGCCGGAACCCCCCGACACCACACCCCACCCCCAAGGCCTCCAAGGACGCGACGGCGCAGGCCGCTTCACCCGAAGCCTCGAAGGCGCCGAACGCGACCGCTACGCCGCCGAACAGCACGCCAAGGGCTACTCCTACAAGGAGATCGCTGCTGAACTCGGCGTCCACAAAAGCCAAGCCATCCGCGCCGTACAACGCGCCGTCCGCGCCGTCGTCCAAGACGCAGGCGAACAGGTCCTCCGCCTCCACATGGACCGCCTCGAATACCTCTACGGCAAAGCCGTCGAGATCGCCGAAGCCGACCATGTCGTCGTCTCCCACGGCAAGGTCATCACCATGCCCGGCGAGGACGGCGTCGAGCGCCCGCTGAAGGACCACGGGCCCACGCTCGCCGCGCTGCGTGAAGCCCGCGCCTCCCTGGAGTCGTTCCGCCGCCTCGTCGGCATGGACAAGCCCGCCAAGGTTGAGCACTCCGGCGGCGTCACCTACCAGGTCGTCGGCGTCGACCCGGAGGACCTCGCGTGACCACCGCCCTAGACGAGGACGTCGTCGTCCGCTACGAACCCCGCGGCGCAGCGCGCGACCTCTTCAAGACCCGCGACTCCGAGGTCTTCATGGCCGGCCCCGCCGGCACCGGCAAAAGCCTCGCCTCCCTGTTCCGGCTGCACCTGACCGCACTGCACAACCCGGACGCACGGTTCCTCATCGTCCGCAAGACCGCGGTCAGCCTCGGATCGACGACGCTTGTGACGTGGGAGAAGAAGGTCGCGACGGATGCGCTGGCCCGCGGCATCGTCACCTGGTTCGGCGGCAGCACGCGCGAGGCGCCCGGCTACCGGTACTCCAACGGCGCGAAGATCGACGTCGGCGGCATGGACAAACCCCAGAAGATCATGTCCGCGGAGTACGACCTCGTCTTCGCCGACGAAGCCACCGAACTCACCATCGACGACTGGGAAGCCATCGGCACCCGCCTGCGCAACGGCAAGCTGTCCTGGCAGCAGCAGATCGGCGCCTGCAACCCGGCCCACCCCACCCACTGGATCAAGCAGCGCTGCGACCAGGGCACGGCCCGCATGCTGTTGTCCCGGCACGTCGACAACCCGGCCTACGTCAACGCCGACGGCACATACACCGACGTCGGCCGCTCCTACTTCGCCAAACTCGACGCCCTCACCGGTGTGCGCAAGCTCCGCCTCCGCGACGGGATCTGGGCCGCCGCAGAGGGCCTCATCTACGAGGGCTTCGATGAAGCCGTCCACCTCGTCGACCCGTTCGAGATCCCCGCCGCCTGGCAGAGGTGGATCACCGTCGACTTCGGGTTCACCAACCCGATGGTCATGCAGTGGTGGGCCGCCGACGGCGACGGCCGCCTCTTCCTCTACCGGGAGCTGTACCACACACGGCGCCTCGTCGAAGACATGGCGAGACAGGCCCGCGACCTCATGGTGTACCCGTCCGGCCAGTGGCGCGAGCCCCAGCCCCGCGCTGTCATCTGCGACCACGACGCAGAAGACCGCGCCACGCTGGAGAAGCACCTCCAGCTGCGGACGACGGCCGCGAACAAGGCAGTCAGCCCCGGCCTCCAGGCAGTGCAGTCACGACTGAAGCCCGCAGGGGACGGACGGCCGCGCCTGTTCCTGATGCGCGGCGCACTGGTGGAACGGGACGCGGAGCTGGACGCGGCAAAGAAGCCGGCATGCACGGAGGAGGAGATCACCGGCTATGTGTGGGCGGTGAAGCCGGGGAATGCGGCGGGGCTGAAGGAGGAGCCGGTGAAGGAGAACGATCACGGGATGGACGGGATGCGGTACATGGTCGCGGAGCGGGACATGGGGGCGCGCCCGTCCGTGCGCTGGCTTTCGTAGGGTTTCTACAACATCACTCAGAGCGAGATGGAACTGCCGTGACCGTGAAGAAGATGCCTGTGCGCAGGTGGTTGCAGGGATTGAATAGGGCTATGCCGGTTGTACTTGACGCGGCTGGGATTATGCTGTTGTCGGGTTCCGCCAGTGTCTTCGGATTCATGGCGGGGCTCATCGTCGGGACAGCAGTCACGCTCGCCGCCGCGGGCGCCGGCTTCCTCGTCCTGAGCTGGCGGTTCTACAGCGGCACATAGTGAGGGGAGGGGTAGGTGGCCAGAACCCTCCTCGGTGCGCTCCTCAACCGCACCGCCGCGGCCACCGCGAACGTCCCGGTCCCCCTCGTCGGCCGCGGCCAGTCCTACGGCGGCCTGTTCGGCTCCAACCGCTCCGCCGAAGGCCAGATGCGGGCTATGTCCGCAGTGGGCACCCTCTTCGCCATCGTCGACCGCACCAGCAATGCGGCCGCGCTCGTCGACTGGAAGCTCTACCGCAAAGCCGCGTCCGGGAAGAAGGAAGACCGCACCGAGGTCACCTCCCACGCCGCGCTCGACCTGTGGAACAAGCCCAACAAGTTCATGCCGCGGCAGGAGTTCGTCGAGGCGCAGCAGCAGCACTTCGACCTCACCGGTGAAGCCTGGTGGGTGATCGCCCGCGTTCCTGGCGTCAACCTGCCGCTGGAGATGTGGCCGGTCCGGCCCGACCGCATGACGCCGGTCGCGGACCGTGAGCAGTTCCTGAAGGGCTACATCTACACGTCGCCGGACGGCGAGCAGATCCCCCTGGAACTCGACGAGGTCATCCAGCTGCGGCGCCCCTGCCCGTGGGACCCGTACCGCGGCCTCAGCCCGGTGTTGTCGATCCTCTCCGACCTCGACACCAGCCGGTACGCAGCCGAGTGGTCGCGGGCGTTCTTCCTCAACTCGGCGCAGCCCGGCGGAATCATCGAAGTCCCCGTCCACCTGGAAGACCACGAGTTCAACCAGATGCGGGACCGGTGGGCCGAGCAGCACAAGGGCGTCAACAACGCCCACCGCGTGGCGATCGTCGAGTACGGCGCCAAGTGGACCGACCGCACCATCAGCCAGCGCGACATGCAGTTCGTCGAACTCCGCGGCGCCACGAGGGATGCGATCCGCGAGGTCTACGGCATCAGCAAGAGCGCGCTCGGCGACTTCGAGGACATCAACCGCGCCACCGCGCTGGCAGCGAAGTCGTGGTTCGCGGAGCAGATGACGATCCCTCGCCTGGAACGCATCAAGGCTGCGCTGAATTACGAGCTGCTGCCCATGTTCGGGGCGGCCGCGCAGGGTCTGGAGTTCGACTACGACGACCCCACCCCGCCGGACGCCGAGACCGAAGCGGCGCAGTTGACCGCACGGGCGAACGCGGCGAAGGCCCTCGCAGACGCGCAGGTGTGGGACCCGGACGACATCCTGTCCGCGGTCGGCCTGCCGGAGATGCGGCGTGTGGCGGCCCCGGCGCCGGTGGAGGGCGGGCCGTCGGCGTGGGCGGATGCGGTGGCCCGGCTGACCGGCGTCGAGGAGATCGAGGCGGCGCAGCGGTGGGTTGTGGTCACGCACGACGACGACAACCGGTGTGAGCCGTGCGCGGAGCAGGACGGGCGGACGTACAAGAACCGGGCGCAGGCCTACAAGGACTACCCGGGCGGCAAGGGCTACGTGAACTGCACGGGCGCGGAGTACGGCAACGACTGCCGCTGCAAGGTCGTCAAGCGCGGCCGCAAGGGAGACGACGAGTGAGCGCCAACCAGCCGCGCACGCTGCGGATCAGCACGCCGAAGGACCGAGGCGGTCAGGTCGTCGAGCTCGACGGCGTGGACATCTCGCGCTCGTTGATCGGACTGTCGCTCAACGTCCGGGCAGGCGACATGCCGTCCGTCGTACTCGACGTGATCGCCGAAGAGATCCCGACGGAGCTTGATGAGGTCCGCGCCTACCTGCCGGACGCGACGAAGGATCTGCTGGTCCGGCTCGGCTGGACCCCGCCCGCCGAGGAGGCCACGCCGTGAACATCGTCATGCCCGGACGGGCGGCCACGCTCATGGCCAGCCAGCGCGAGCGAGCAGAGAAGCAACGCGAACAGCTCGGCATCGAGGCCCGAGACTGGTACCGCATCGTCAACGCCACGGACTCCGACGAGGCCGAGGTCATGCTCTACGACGAGATCGGCGGATGGTTCGGCCGCACCGCCGACGACCTCATCGCTGAACTCCGCGGCATCACCGCGCCCCGCATGCGCGTCCGCATCAACAGCCCGGGCGGCAGCGTGTTCGAGGGCATCGCCATCGCCAACGCCCTCCGCGCACACCCCGCTTCGGTGACGGTCCAGGTCGACAGCATCGCCGCCTCCATCGCGAGCGTCATCGCCATGGCCGGAGACCGCATCGAGATGGCCCCCAACAGCATGCTGATGATCCACGACGCGTCCGGCCTCTGCATGGGCAACGCCTCCGACATGGAGGAGATGGCCGAACTCCTCGACCTCATCAGCGACAACATCGCCGATGCCTACGCCTCCCGCGCTGGCGGGACCCGCGAGCAGTGGCGGGACCGGATGCGCGCGGAGACCTGGTACCTGCCCGACGACGCCGTAGACAACGGCCTCGCCGACGAAGCGATCCCCGCACCGAAGACCGGCCAGCCTGCGGAAGAGCCCGAGGAAGAGGGCGAGCCGGACATGGCCCGGCCGTTCGACCTCGCCGCCTACGGCTACAACGGGCCCACGCGCACGCCCGCGCCGGCGGCCAGCGAGCCGACCCTGACCGAGGACATCCGCTCCCTGATCGGCGAGGAAGTAGCCGCTCAACTCCGAGCCGCGGTCAGCGAACCCGGCGTGGAGGAGCCTACCGAGGAGCCCACCGAATCGGTCGAAGAGCCCGAGGCGACCGAGCCGAGCCCTGAGGCCACGCCCGCCGAGCCCGAGCCTGAGCAGCCCGCAGACGACCCCGTAGATGCGTGGGCGGCTGCCGTCGCCCGCCTGACCCAGCCCGCCCCCGACCCATGGGCCGCCGCTGTGGCCCGCTTCACCCGCAACACGTCGGCGTCCAGCGCGGCGACGAACGCAGCCTGAAGGAGGCAGCAGTGGCAACACCCACAATCCCGACCCCGCGCAACGCCGACGAGCTGGAGGAGATGCTCTCCGACCCCAAGCGCGGCCCGCAGGTCATGGAGACCCCCAAGGCCCTGGCGGACTTCATCCAGGAGTACGCCAACAAGCAGCAGGGCGAAGGCACCGAACTCCAGCGGCAGATCGAGGAGGGCGTCCAGCGCGGTCTCGCCAACATGCTCCGCGAGAACGACCAGAAGGACGACCGGGGCGCCGTCCGGGACTCCATCAAGCGCCTCAACCTCGACCCGCAGACCCGGCCCGCGACGATGATGACGTCGCACAAGCAGGCCACCGCCTACAACGCGCACGCCGTCGGCGCCGCACTGGACGGCAAGTTCGAGAACGCCGCAGACTTCTTCCGCCACGCCTGGCACCGCAACACCGACCCGCAGCAGCGCGCGAAGATGGAGGAGCTCCGCAACGCGTACAGCTCCATCACCCCCGCCGACGGCGGGTTCCTGGTCCCCGAGACGCTCCGCTCGCAGCTCCTG